CTTGGTCAAGTACCAGGTGCGATTTTTATTATCTATTAGGAGAATTAAAAATGTCTGATAACGCTGGAAACCAGCAAGCCGAGACGGCTATTACTACCACGGCGGACGCTGTGGACAAAACCAAAACAACCGAAACTCCAACAATTGAAAGTCTGCAAGCGTCAGTAGCTAAGTTGGAAAAAGCAGTAAAAGACGCGAACAAAGAATCAGAAGCCCGCCGCCTGAAATTAGAGGCTATTGATGCTCAAGAAGCGGAAAAGCAAAAAGCCGCATTATCCGAGACGGATAAACTAAAACTTGAAAAACAACAAGCCGAAGAAAAAGCGACCGAGGCAGTCCAAAAAGCAAACGAGCGATTGATAAAAGCCGAAGTTAAGCTGAACGCTTCAAACTTCGTGGATGCAGACGCTGCTTATTTACTTATGGACAAAAGTAAGATCACCGTTGATGAAAACGGTGATGTCAAGGGAGTGGTAGAAGCTCTTGCGGAACTCGCAGCGGCTAAACCAGGACTCTTGAAAGGCAAGATTAATCCTGCTTTAAAAACAGATTCGACAAATCCTGGTGGTGGAAGTCAGGTTACCGAGACCCGCGAACAAAAAATAGAGCGGCTAAAAGGTACAAACTCACAATTTTTTAATGCAGACCCTAAGAATGGAATTGTATGGCCTATGGGTCAAGAATGAGGTAAATCATGTCTGGTGAAACTACGTACGCTGATGTAAAAACCCTTATTGGCAATATTTACGAACTTGCGTTGATGACCGCGCAAGAGGGTAATATTGTAGCGCCTTTAGTGCGCACCTTTACCCCTCACAACGATTCGATCCCCCGTGTGTGGGCTGAATATTCAGGTGGTACTTTTGCGTCCACCGCTGAAACTGATGACCTGACAAGTCAGGCGTTGACCCCTTCCGCTGCCGGTACTGCCACCGCTCTCGTGTTTGCTCAACAGGTTTTCCTGACTGACAAGAGAATCCGCTCCGACCCCGCCGCTGTTCAACGTGATACTGGTGAGTTCTTAGGGACTTTAGCTGCAAGTGACATTGACACCGCCCTTGTTGCTTTATTCTCTAGTTTTACCGGTGGAACAGTTGGATCTGCTAATGGTACTTTGGCATGGTCGGATGTTTTGTTTGCATCTGCTTACCTTCGCAAGCGCAAAGTGAAAGCGCCTTACTTCGCAGTGTTCGATCCCGTACAATGGGCGTACATGAATAGCGCTACTTCCGGCGTTCCTACTTTGCTGCAGGTTCCCGCGTTTGCTGAAGCCGTTACCGGTCAGTTCTATCAAGGTTCATACGCTGGTATTAACTACTACGTTGACCCGAACTTGACCGCTGGCACCGCTACTGTTGCAGGTATGTTCGGACGTGATGCGATTTACCTTGATGAAGTACAACCCTTCATGATCCGGCCTCAATACGATGCCTCTCGTTCTGGTCAAGGTGGTTGGGAGATCAACGCGAGTTTTGAGTATGCAAAGGGAGTCTTCCGCCCGACCTATGGCGTAAAGATGATTGGTGTCGCTCAATAAAGTAACAATGTGGCTGTCTAGCGTGTACACGCGAAAAGGTATCCTCCCGCCCTGGCAGCCACATAACGGGAGTATGTGAAAGGGAATCACATGGAAACAAAAAAACTGAATATTAGTCTATTCTCAAATAGTCCTTTAAGTTGTACGGGGTACGGGGTACAAACACGGATTAACTACCCGCGTATAAAGGCACTAGGTTATCCCCTCTCAATCAGTTGTAATTATGGTCTACAAGGCAGCCGTCTGATTTTACCGGACGGTACTTTGATGTACCCACTTTGTAAGCATAAATACGGTCAAGATGTGATCGGTGCTCATGCTGAAAATTCACTAGCGAATTGCATTATCTCTCTCTATGATATTCCCGTATTTGAACCTAAAAACATGCGTGGAATTAGTTGGTTCCCGTGGACACCATTAGACTGCGAACCTATGCCAGAAATAATTCACAGAACATTGGTTGAATCACGTAAGCCGATAATGATGTCAAAGTTCGGTAAGAGAATGGCCGAGGATAAAGGATTATCTGTTTTTTACGTTCCCCATTCTGTTGAAACGAAAGTATTCAAGCCGATCAATCGAAATGAATCACGCGCAAGATTAGGTTTTCCTAAAGACAAGTTTATCGTTGGCATGGTCGCTGCGAATAAAGGTATTGAATGTCGTAAATCATTCTTTGAACACATCACCGCTTATGCAGCCTTCCATAAGAAGCACCCTGACACGCTTCTTTATTTACATACCGATGAAGGCGCGTTCGGTGCTGATATTGTTAATCTTGTAGCGTTCTGCAAAACTCTCGGATTGAAAATTGGATATAATTGCACGGTTGACGAACACGGTAAAATGAAACCGATCTGCGATGACATTGATGTTGTATTCCCCATGCAATACATGTACCTGATTGGAATGCCAGATCCATACATGGTAGACGTGTACAACTCTTTAGACGTGATGATGCTGGTTTCAATGGGTGAAGGGTTCGGTATTCCATTGATTGAAGCGCAGGCGTGCGGTTGCCCTGTTATCACGGGTGACTGGACGGCGATGAGTGAACTCATGTTTTCTGGTTGGAAGATACCAAAGAGTGACGCTATCCAGACTTGGGATATAAATTACATGGCCTTTAGATGGCGCGTGAAAGTTGAAGCGTTATTAGAGCGATTGTTTAGTGCTTATGAGGTTATGAACAACCGGGATTACCGAGACCGGGCGCGTAAGGGTGCTATGGAGTACGATGCGGATAAGGTTTGTGAGAAATATTGGAAACCTGTCTTACAAGATATTGAGGATCTGGTTTGTAACTCAAGGTCGCAGATGGAACTTGTAACTTTTTGACGTATAATAAATATATTGTAATCATGTGCGATGTGGACGCGACACAGTAATGGGTGAAGTCGATGAAATACCCAAAAGATGGCGCTTTCGACAAGCCAAAACACCGTCAACTCGGTGCGCATGATAACAGTCACTTGGGAGGGTGACATACTATGAATGAACTAATAGGAAAGAAAATAAACGAGATTTGGATTGACAAAGCAGAACAAAGATACATACAATTCAAGACAAATGAAGGTGACGTATCGTATTATGCAGATGGTGATTGTTATAGTGAATCATGGTTTAATGACATTGACGGTGTAGAATATTTAATAAATCACACTGTTTTACAAGTGAAAGAAGTTAGGGTTTGTGATAGATGTGTGATTGAGGATAGCCGTCAAGAAATAGACGAAATAAGCACAATCGTATTAGTCACAGAAGCCGGAATTGTTGACATTGTTTTTAGAAATTCAGGCGACGGTTATTATGGCGGTTCATGTGAATTAGTTGATAATAACTCTAACTCTTATTGGAAAAAAGAAATTGAAGAAATGGAGTTAACTCAAATTACGCGAGATTTTAGCGCGGATAATCCGAGTCACGAATAATGCGCGTCCAGCTGCTGAACCCCCCTATTTTTTATTACAGTGGATTTCATTACCGTATGTTACCTACGTTATCCCTGCCTATATTGACGGCGGTGATAAACGATGCTGGACATTACTGCGAAGCGGTTGACCTTGAAGCGTTAGGGGTTCATCCTGACCAACTATTCCAGAAATTCAAAGACCAAAAAGACAACTGGCCGGATGTCATTGGAATAACCGCGTTGACTATTACCGCAAGGGGCGCTGAGGAGTCAATCAAGGCACTCAGGAAGGCCGGATTTGACCGTAAGATAGTCATAGGCGGTGTTCATGTGTCACTCTTCCCGGAATTAGGATTAGAGTGGGGTGCTGACCTTGTAGTAACGGGTGAGTGTGAAGGTAACATAGTTGAGTTGTTAGAGTCAGATGCGGTTGGTATTCATGCGGGCAAACCGATGGATATAAAAGACCTTCCCGGCGCTGACTGGACACATCACAATCCACAGCCAAATACCTACACTGGGAACATGTTTATCCTAAGAAATAACCCTGGAATTATCATGTTTACTAGGGGTTGTCCTTTCAAGTGCATATTCTGCGGTGATACGATTTTCAACCATCAACCAACAAGATACCGACCGCCTGAAAACATCGAAAAAGAAATGACCGATTTACATAAACGAGGCTGTCAGAATATCTTTGTTTACGATGACGAACTTGTTGGTACAAAAATACCAGATGGTTGGATGAAGGATGTTGCTGATAGAATCGAACCTTTAGGTATGAAGTGGGTAACACAGGGTAGATGCTCTATAAAACACGTCACAAAAGAAATACTAGAGGATGCAAAACGAGCCGGCTGCAGGTCTATCTTTTGGGGGGTTGAATCATTCTCGCAAAAAGTGTTAAATGCAATGCACAAAGGAATTACCGAAGAGGACATCTGGCATACTCTTAGACTGTCAAAAGAAGTGGGTATAGAATCCGGCCTGTTCACCATGATCGGCAATTATATGGAAACGGAAGAGGACTTGGAATACACCTGCCAACAGATCAAGAAATGCTACGATGAGGACTTGATTGAATATCGTCAAACGACTGTTTGTACTGCAATGCCTGGTACTGAGTTATACGATATTCAGGTTGCTGAAGGTTCATACGTTGAAGCACCAACTAAAGGAACTGTGATGCAAGAGATTTATAATTCAACAAGATACTTGACTAAAGAACAAATAGAATACTGGCAAAAGCGGTTCTATGAAACGGGGCCGCTTGGTACAATGGGAGAACCGAGGCCGAAGAAATGAAACACTATTTGATTAATACAACGTGGCGCTGTCAGTTACGGTGTTCTTATTGTTGGGTAAGAAAACACATTAACAAGATACCAGAATTGAACAATGTATCTGAGAGACCATTAGAGGATTGGATCAAGGCGCTCGAAAGAGACAAGCCGGATGTGTGCGATATTGGAGGCGGTGAGCCATTAAGCGTACCGTGGACACTTGACCTGATTAGACATTTTCCTGATATTCGATGGGGATTGTCTACTAATGGTTTGAATGTAGACAAGATACTCGAATTATCGACTTTCAGAATCCCACAAATTATAAACATCAATTTGAGTTACCATCCTGAAGCGTCAAGGATTTATCCCTGGTACGATGAACAATGGAAACGCGAAGTAATGATGTTGGTTGAAAAAGGTTATTGGTTATCGCCTAACTTAGAGGATACTGGCAAGAACGTCGAGTATTCACAATGGGCTATAAATTGGCTAAAAGAAATAGGGCTGCACATGACCATTAGTCCTTTATGTGGGGGTAGACCGGAATTGTCTCAACCTCAACCATTGGCTTTAGCTTGTGAGGCCGGGGTAAACTTTATAACCGTTGACCCGGCCGGTAATGCGTGGCCTTGTTTATCTGCTTTGAATAGTTACGCATGGA